GTCTTCTACATTGTCTTTTGTGGCCAGAATTTCATCTGGGCACTTGCGGATCCAATTTGGAGTCTCAAGAATCGTCTTGAGGTCCATTGGAGCTCGCCAAATGGCATTGTTGGTAAGTCTAAAGCCACGCTTCAAGTACGCAACCTCATTGAGTTTGCGCCATTTTGGAGCAGCGGTGCCAGACTTCGCCTCGTCGGTATAAATCATACCGAATGAGGCATATGCCTCTGTTACTGTCTGCTGGTTAAACCAAGCGGCAACGGGTTCTGAAAAATTGATCACGTTGTCATCACCGTAAGAAACCATCGAAACGGCCTCATCAAACTTTGGTGGGACAACCTGAGCCTTTTCTGCACATCTATAGTAAGATATTCTCATACTAACGGAATTATAGAAAGAATTCAGAGCGGTTGTTACGGGGTTACCGCTTGGCTGAGAGTGTGTTAAAGATATGTACACTCCCTGGCAGAGGTGGATGGAGTTAAACACATCAAGAAAGAAAACTCTCCTGATGCGAGCATTTTCAGCTCCATCGTTGTAGAATTCGTTCGCAACTTCAACGAATTCTTCCATGATGTTGGAATTTAACGTACCATCGAAACTGGAGAAATCTCCAGCGAACACACGGTGCCCGAATTTAGAGAGCTTCTTAGCAGTCGCTCCCCAATCGGCCCCGTATGGGTTGGTTCCCAACGATTGCTCGTTGGTGATTCGGTTTTCCATAATATGAGCAATGAACCCAAGGAAATACATGCGAAAAGCAATAGTATAATCCATGGGTCCATTAGCAAACACTCTGGTTTTTCGTTCCCGAACCTTATCAATTGGGCGACGTTCGTCTTTGAGCGTATCGGTCCATACAGTGGGTGTACGTACTCCATTCTTAGCATCTTGGATTCGTGCGTCGACAGCCTGACGCACTTCATCGGAAAACACGAAATCACTGTCACCGAACCACCCAGTTTTACCATGAGTGCCTGGCTTCTTATTCAGTACCCATGGAAAACCTGCAGAAGAACTTCTATTCAAACTACCCATATACACACTGTCCTCGGAACCAGCAATGGCCTCTTCGTATGTAAGTATTCGAG